CCTGGCTTAATGTCAGGTTCCATGTTAACCAATGTCATAGGGATGATATATGGGCTGATGGCATGGCGGTACTTTGTGCGGAAGTTTGAGAAATCTGATCTTACCAGTGGATTCCTCTATCACGAGGCGTTCGGATATAGCGATGATCTGGCAGTATTCTTCACGTGTGAAGAACACTCCCCAGAATATGTCGTATCCAAATTCACTGAGTATGTCAAAGATCTTGGGCTGACCGCTCATCCCGAGAAACAACGCGTATCCTATGGACACAACAAACGTTGCATTTCCTTTCTTGGAAACGTTTACTTTGAGCATAGGCAAGATGAGAATGGGTGTATACCTGTCTACCCAATCATGCGTGGATTATCTAAGATGATCTGGCATGAGTTCGATAAGGACGATTATTACATTGACACTGATGACTACGATAAAGTTGCCATCGACGTCAATGGTATGACATCCAAACAAAAGGATAGTGTTGCAATCGTTGGTAGGATCAGTGAAATGAAGGGTAACGATAGTTTCGTTCCTTTTACGCTGTTCATACGCGAATATGCGAAACTGTCTTATGACAGGATTGCACCATTATTCGGTAAGGCTGCTAACACTAACCCTGTGCTACAGGTACTACGTGATGCTGACGCTCAATCTCCTATGGATGATGGTGATAACGAAAATGTTACACCACTATCTGATGATGAGATTGCGGAAATTGGGGAGCTATTAAATGAGCTCCGAAACAACCCTGAAGCCGTTAAAGGTATAAGGGCTTGGAAACGTCGAAACGCTAAGTACCTGAAAACAAAGGAACGTCTTGCTAAGAAACAGGCGTACATGGCAAAGTTAACCGGTGAAGAAATTCAAGTGCCTGTTTCTGACGACCCAGTCGATACAGAACCAGAGCAACTCGAAGATTCCGTGGATCAACCTCAACCACCGCCTGACGCCTTACTGGATCAGGAGATCCTGAAGATACATAAAGTCTTTCAAGTTGCTCCCGTGCGTAAGCAGCGAGAACTCCTGAATCTTCTACGCTCATTTGAGTACTCCTCTAGAGAGGTCATTACGGAGGTTGGTGACGATACCAGTGTTAACTTATTCTAGTTACATGATTTCTCAACGTTGAAGTTTATATCTACGTTGGTAATCTGAGCGAGTATCGTACCAATGATTGGAAAAGTTGAAGAAAGAGCGGCATCGAAAGCCCTATCCAATAAAATGGATATACCAGCACTTGTCGCTGTGGCAGTCAACGATAACACCACATTTGGTACGTCCGGACCATTGAATTGGAAAATTGGTCCAGCTATCTCTGCAACCCTAATCGTGTACGCTGTTTGGAGTTCAGTTTGGTCCACTAACCTAACGGTTATAGGTACATCAATGTTGAACGTAAGCAGCGTGCGTATTGTGTAGTTGCATTGAGTTGGCCCAGGAGGTCCATTCTGTGGATAAGGGTTAGGCGCACCACCAATTTCAATCTTGTAAAGTAGTGTACCACTTGGTGAAGACAAAATGGTCTATATTCGGCCAAGATATGAAAGTACCGAACTTACAAGTTTGTTGCGGGGTGTTCCTAAAGTTACCGTTCTCAAAGAAGTTTAGTGATGTTTGTGTCCAGTCCCATGTTATTGGTGCTGGGCCATCAAAGTACTTCGTCATCGCTGAATCATTAGCTGTTGGAAGGTAGGATGCTACCATACCACATTCTGTCGGGTAACCATTGGTATAAGGGACGAAATTAATATTCGATCGCCAATAACCATTGATATAATTCGGCATCTGTTGGTATGATTGAGATGACTGACCTAAACCGATAGCCATTCTAGGACTGGTATAAAATGAGCCAGTCTCAGTCGATGTTGAGTAGGAGAACCCTACGACAGTTACAACCCTCACTAAATTCTCATCGATCCATTGTGGATCGACTTGATTCAATGGTGGTAAATCCCATTCCGGCTCCTCACGTGGTACCGCTTCTATCCAGAAAGTTTCTGGAGCGCAACCGAGGTAAGGTCCTTCATCAGTACATGCGTACGTCCTTGGAACCTTAGGGTAACAGTCGTATGCTGTAGCAGGAGGGGCAACTGTGTCTGTTGCTGTACGGCGTCCACTAGTCTTAACGAGTAAACCTTCGTAGTATACACTAAAAGACACGGGATCACCAGTAACACCGTCAGCCCTGAGTGCGATCTCATCGATCTCCTCAATAATTCCATCTGGGAATTGGGTAAGCGGTAGTATATTGAAGATTCCACATCCACTGATAGGTTCATCGTAACAAAACCGTGAAACTGCATTCTCTCCTACTAGTCGTAACAGCACCCAGTCTTTCAATCTCTCAGTACCTGACCTTACTGAGTACACACTCATTGAGATATTGTACTGTAAAGGTACGGAAGACACCGCTGGAGACTCTGGGTAGAATTGGTCACAGTATGATGCTTGTAAAGGTGGAAGACATTCCTCCTCACAAGTCTCACAAGTGACTTTTAGGATAAGTGGCTCATACCCAGCACATACTGGTGAGCAGTCCTCATTAAATTGAGGTAACGTCCACCTAACCTCGTAGTAGTCAACATCAAAGATGACTGTCTCAGCAGGGATGGTGCGGTATCTGCTTAGACCAATAAAGCGAAGTGAG